CCCGGCGATCCGCAACCAGTTCACTTATGAGTGGTTTGAACCGCTAGGCACGGCATACGTGGCGCAGCCGGACGCCTCCGGGCAGATGGCGCTTACCTACCAGATCAGGTATGGCGAGGACGTGAGCGGTATCACAACGGCCAACGTTGCCAGCGGTAACGTGACGGCATACAACTACTGCCCGCCGCTGTTCAGGCGCAGGGTTGACACCATCGCAGACAAGCTGAACAAGTGGCTGACTGACCGGCCGCTGGTGCTGAGTGCCGGGCTTGGTGAAAATATCTACCTGCCGTTTTATACGGATGACACGCTGGAGCTAGAGGTGGAACTATACAACCACTCAAACCAGCTGATTGATCAGGAGGGTGACCCGTCAAGCGTTACCGTCCCGGATAACTTTCAGCAGATGAATATTGGCAGCGATGCGGTCGCCACCCGGCTGGGCGTAACGATCAACAGCAGCGTGAAGTATTACCTGGTGGGCTTCAAGGGGTACGATAAGGTACGGGTTAATCTTGTCTGCAATCCTAAATATGATGTAGTGCCGATTCATTTCGTGAACAGGTGGGGCATGTGGGAGACGTTGCGCTTTGACCTTGCCAGCAGGCTGATACTTGACACGGAGCGCAAAAGTTTTCAGGGCCGGGATTACCGCTTCGGCACATCGGTTGAGTATGTGACCGCCGCAAACCGATACCATGAGAGCAAGGTGAACTACCTGAACCGAGCAGAGTACACCTACCGGCTGACGGCTGACGCCATGACGGACGCGGAATGGGAATGGGCTGCGCAGCTGATTTACTCCCCGAAGATGCTGATGGAGGTTGACGGGTATTTCTACCCGGTAACGATTAAGACCAGCAACTATGAGGTGAGCAAGCATGTGAACAACAAACTGCGGCCGCTAGAGGTGGAGGTAGAAATTAATCAGACAAGGTATTCACATCTGAGATAGGTGATTACGATTTTATTACGATTATTACGAAACTACTACTAAGGTTACGAATATACTAATGACACGACTATTCATAGAAGGGCAGGAACTGGATTTATCGCAAGGGTTATCCCAACAGATCACCTATGCCATAGACGACCTGCAGAACCTTGACAGCAAGGCCACCACGTTCAGCAAAACCATTGTACTGCCGGGTACTACCCGCAATAACGGGCTGCTGGGTAATATTTTCGATTTCAACCATGCCAACCTGACCGATGATGCACTGCGCAATGTGGGCTACAACTTTAACGCGGCGCGGCAGGCCCGGTGCTGGATTGAGGTGAACGGGCTGCAGATTGTTAAGGGTGTATTCCGGATGCTGGAAATAATCATTGACAAGGGTGGCATTGAGTACGAATGCGCGGTGTTTGGTGAGCTGGGCGGGTTCGTGGCTGCTCTGGGCAATAAACGTCTGGAGGATTTGGATTTCAGCGCATACGATCACACCTATGCTGTGTCCGGCATCACCGGCAGCTGGGCAGACTGGAACGCAGGACAGGGCTACTATTACCCGCTGATTGATTACGGTGGGGTCAGCGTGAACAAGAGCGACTATTCCTACCGCACGTTCCGGCCTGCGCTGTTCATGCGGGAGTACATCAATAAGATCATCACCGGGGCCGGGTACACATGGGAAAGTGCGTTTTTTGATACCAATTTCTTTAAACGGCTGATCGTTCCGAACAACCAAAAGGAACTGTTCATCCCTAAAAACCAGCTATTCTTTACCACCGGAAACCCGACATACAGCAGCGGGCAAGTGTCGCAGCTGGGTGTTCAAACTACTGAAACAGAAGGGCCGATCAATATACCATCTTTTGTCGGTGGCTTATTTACAACTTCCGATAACGTGGAGTTTACCTATTCAGGTACTGCTGCAAACTTGAATATAAATGCCCGGTTTTTTGCAAACTATGACATCGTGCCTTTAGGAGGCGGGAACAGGTACAGTATATCCATCAGGTTTGAACTTTTAAAAAATGGTGATTTAGCATACTGGAACGGCAGAACATACGGCCGGCAAGGTCAGGGAGGTTCTAACTTTTATGTTGATTTAAATACGGTTATTTCACTAGCTCCCGGCGATGTGATAAAGTTCAGGCTTCTTATTACTGTAGTAACGCCCCCGGTTGTTATCGGTGGTGGTGCAAAGTGGGCGGTAAATGTAAACGGGGTCGGCGTGACGATAGATTCACAGGTGCCTATCCTTTCCCCCGCCGAACTCGGCGACACGATCCGCTTCCGAGAAATCATGCCCCGCAACATATTCCAGCGCGATTTCTTTACCAGCGTGCTGAAGATGTTTAACCTGCTGGTAACGGAGGACAGGGTACGGGAGAAACACCTGATCATTGAGCCGTGGGTGGATTTCTTTAACACATCCCCCGGCAGCTACCTTGACTGGTCGGGCAAGCTCGACCGCAGCCGCCCGGTGCGCATCAAACCAATGAGCGAAATAAACGCCCGTTATTATGAGCTGGCATACAAACCGGACAGCGATTTCTACAATGATGAGTATAAAAAGAAATACAATCAGGGCTACGGGAACAGGGTGTATGATAACAGGCTGGACTTCGCAAAAGAAACGCAAAAGGTAGAGGTAATATTCGCCGCAACGCCGCTGGTAGGATATGAGGGTGAGGATAAAGTAGTCAGCACGATAATGAAGCGCAACAATGCGCTCGAGGAAAAGATTGAACACGTTATCCGCATCATGCAGGCGAAGCTGATTGAAGGGGTAAGCAGCTGGGATATTATGAATAAGGCCACCGTGCTGGCAACGGAAGTGGATTACCCATACGCCGGCCACCTTGACGATCCAGATGCACCGAACGCTGATATCAATTTCGGCGTACCTGTGCAGCTGTACTTTGAACTGGCAAGCGGTAACCTTGCCAACAATCTTTTCAACGCGTACTATTCCCCATACTTCGCTGAGATAGTGGATAAAGACAGCCGCCTGATCACCGGGCATTTTTACCTGACTGAGCAGGATATGTATGATCTCGATTTCGCCAGGTTCATCTACTTAGACGGCGGGCTGTACCGGCTGAGCAAGGTAGTTGATTATGTGCCGGGAGGCAACGATGTGACGCAGGTGGAACTGTTACGGGTAATTTATACAACGTACTAACAATGGGTAAGATTTTAATATTTAACGCTGAGACAAACGAATGGGAATACAACAGCACCGGCACCGGGGAGCTGGCAGCGGATATACAGTTCACCGATACCGCAAAGGGTGTCATCCTGAAAGCGCCGGACGGTGACCGTTGGCGCATCACCGTTGACAACAGCGGCAATTTAGTAACAACCAATCTGGATTTATAACATGGCAAAAGTAGTAGTAGGCGCGGAAGTAAAAGTTGAAGGCGGCCAACAGGCGGCGCAGACGGTCGGCAACATAAAAAAGGAGCTGCGGGAGGCGAACCTCGCGTTGATTGAAGCGCAGCGCAATTTCGGTGAATACTCAAAGGAGGCGCTGGATGCTGCAAAGAAGGTGGCCACGCTACGGGATAGCATACAGGATGCGCGGGAAACGGCTGAGCTGTTTGATCCGGGTAAAAAGTTCCAGGCATTCGCCGGCGTGCTGAACACCGTTGCCGGGGGCTTCGCCGCTGTGCAGGGAGCGCAGGCGTTACTGGGTGATGAAAGTGAAGAGCTGCAAAAGACGCTGGCCAAAGTGCAGGGAGCGCTTGCGTTATCGCAGGGGCTGAGCGCCATCACGGACAGCGCAAAGGATTTCCAAAGGCTTGGCGCCATTGTAAAGGGGCCGATTGTCGCGGCCTTCACTTCCCTTCGCGGTGCGCTGATTGCCACCGGAGTGGGTGCGCTTGCCATAGGTCTTACGATGTTGATTGCCAACTTTGAAAAGGTTAAAGAGGCGGTGCTGAACTTTATCCCCGGACTGAAATCAGTCGGGGAGTTTATCGGAAACGTCATCAACAGCATCACGGACTTTATAGGTGTAACCAGCGAAGCAGAACGGGCAACGGAGCGATTCATCGCGGCAACGGAAAAAGAAATAAAGGCCACGGAGGAGTTACTGGATGCAAACGGCGACCGATACGATGACTACGCAAAGCGCATCATCAATGCAAACCTTGAGTTTAAAAAGAAGCGCAATGAAATCCTGAAAGATGAAACAAAGAGCGAAAAGGAAAAACAGGATTTGATTTTGCAGTATGCTCAGAAAGCGCAGCGGGAGCAGGCGAAGGCTAACGCTGATCAGGCAGCGGCAAAGGCGAAGCAGATTGAAGAGGAAAAGAAAAAAGAAAAGGAAGCGCAGGATAAACGTGTTGCTGATAACAAGGCGGCAAACGACAAGATACTGGCTGACCGCAAAGCGCTGCGCGACTTGCTGCAGGAGGTGGATGATGATATTTTTAAACGGCGCTCCACCGCCTTTGAGAACGAACTGCGGCAGATTGAAAAACTTTACCAGCAGCGCCTTGACCGGGCGAAGGGCAATGCCGATGCAATACAGGCCATTGAGATCGCGCGCGGTTTGGCACAGCGAGAGGCCGTTGCCAAAGAGTTCGCACAGTCGGTAAAGGATTCGCAGACCGCTGAACAGCAGATAGGGCAGACGAAGATTGACGGCGCAAGGCTGACCAATGAGGGGCTGCTGGCTGCCGCCACCGCGTTCCGGTACAGCGAGACAGAGCAGGTACGCGCCGCCGCTGAGGTGCAGAAAGCGATTGACCGGGAGAAAAACGAAGCCTTCGTTGCCAACGTATCAACCGCGCTCAATCAGATCGCTGATGTGCTGGGCCAACAGTCTGCCATCGGTAAGGCCGTCAGCGTTGCATCTGCCATCATCAACACATACCAGGGTGCAACCAAAGCGCTGGCGCAGGGCGGTCTGTTTGGCTTTGTGGGCGCTGCCGCTGTGATCGCTGCCGGTTTCAAATCGGTAAAAAGCATACTTGCCACAAAGATACCCGGTGCAAAGGGTGCCGGGCCGGTAGCTGCTGCAACCGCTACAGCCGTATCCGCTCCCGTACAACCGCAAGCCGCCACCACACGGCTGGATCAGCAGACCATCAATGCAGTGGGCAACGCTGCGCAGGCGGGGCGTGCCTATGTGCTGGAAACGGACGTAAGCAATAACCAGGAACGCATCCGGCGCATCAACCGGGCGGCAAGAATAAATTAATCAAATCCCCCTACTGGTACATAGTAGGGTGATGGACTTTCCCATTTACGAATTAAAGATTAACGACAAAGAGCAGGACGCCGCAGAGGTGTCCTTTGTCGCGTTGGTAGATGCCCCGGCAATCAAACGGGATTTCCTGGCTTTCCGGGAAGCGGTAAAGTTTGAAGTAGTCAGCGAAGATCAGCGCATTATCACCGGGCCGCTCATGGTGCCGGAGCAGCTGATATACCGCAACAGCGAAAAGTTCGGGGAGCATTACGTGAAATTCTCCTCAGACACCATCCGGCAGATCGCCATTAAATTCCACAAAAAAGGATTTCAGCGCAATGTAAACCTGATGCACGAGGCAGATATGCAGGTGGAGGGGCTGACCATGTTTGAATCATTTATCACAGATGAAGTGCGTGGAGTGAAGGCACCGGCCGCATTCAGCGACCTGCCGCCTGGCACCTGGTTCGGTTCTTTCTATGTGGAGAATAAAGAGGTGTGGGATATGGTGAAATCCGGACAGGTAAAGGGTTTCAGCGTGGAAGGAATGTTTGACTATGAAACACCGGAACAGGATCAGTATGATACTGCGCTGCGCAGATTAAAAAATATTTTAACCAGTATTCAGTAAACGTACATAATAGGTTGTATGGAAGCAAAAGAAATCCTGGCCCGTGTTAAAGAGTTCTTCAACGAACTGACCGCACCGGCTCCCGCGCCTGCACCGGAAGCTCCGGTAAAGCTGAGTGAATACGAAGTAAAAGGCGGCGGCATGGTTACCATCGACAAACTCGAAGCAGGTGGCGTAGTGCTGATTGACGGCGCTCCCGCTGTGGCTGGTGAACTGGAACTGGCAGACGGCACAAAGCTGGTCATCGCTGAAAACGGCGTAATCGCTGAGGTGATGCCCGGCGCTGCAGCCGAAGCCACAGAAGTACCCGGAATGCCCGATGTTGATATGGCTGGCAAGTTTGCCGCCCTGGAGCAACTGGCAACGGGCAAGTTCACCGAATACGAAACAAAGTTTGCCGCATACGAAAACCGCTTTGCAGCACAGGAGCTGCAGCTGAGTAAGGCAAATAAAGTAATCGAGCAGCTGCTGCAATTATCTCAGGTGCTGGTTGACGCACCCGCTGCGCAGCCTGATCCGGCGGTCAAGACCGCTGCCGGGTTCCAGGCAGAACCCAAAGAAAAGAAAATCGCATACGACATTTTATTCAAAGACTAAACCAATAATACCCTATGGCACTTTCATTCAGCGGCCTTTCCGCTTACACTAAACAGCTCGTGAAGCCGCTGCTCACCAGCGCGGTATTTGATGCAAAAACGCAGCAGCTCATCATGAGCAACGGCGTTGTATTGACCGGAGTAAAATCATCCGCATCCATCCCCCTGATGAATACTGACGCGGTTTTCGGTACACAATCCTGCAGCTTTGACGCTTCCGGCACAACCACTTTCAGCCAGCGCACCGTAACGGTGGGCAAAATCAAAGTGGAAGAAAAAATCTGCCCGAAGGACCTGGAAGCCTATTTTACACAGGAAGCCCTGCGCGCCGGTTCTACCTATGAAGATTTCGGCAACTCCGATTTCCAAAAGGCTTTCCTGGACAAGAAAAACGCCCGGATCGCTGCTCAACTGGAAACAGCCATCTGGCAGGGTGATACCGGAAGCGGCACCGCAAACCTGAACAAGTTTGACGGTCTGATTAAGCTGATCGATGCCGGTTCTCCGGTGGATGCAAACGTAAGCGGTTACACCGGCGTTGCAACCATCACTACCATCACCCAGAGCAACGTGATCGCCGCAACTGAGGGCATCTACAAAGCTATTCCGGTGGAGGTGCTGAACAAGGGCGATGTGAAAATCTTTGTCGGGAACGACTGGTATCGCCTGCTGATCATGGCCTACCGCGCCCTGAACCTGTTTGCGTACAACCCACAGGACAGCAATGCCCGCAGTTTCATCCTGCCTGGCACTGACATTGAAATCCTGGCCGTGAACGGTCTGAACGGCACCGGAGACGCCTATGCCATCAGCATGAGCAATATCGCTATGGCGGTTGACCTGGAAGACGAGGAAACCAACTACAAAATGTGGTACAGCGAGGACAACAATGATGTGCGTTTCCGGGTGGAGTTCAAACTCGGTGTGAACGTGGCATACACTTCCGATTGCGTGAAGTTCAAAGCAGCGATCTAATAAACACTATTGAAAACCAAAAAGGCGGTGCGACAAACGCCGCCTTTTTTAATACCTACAAAATATGAGCTGTGCAATTACTTCCGGTTATACCATAGACTGCCGCGATGCGGTGGGCGGTATCGACGCGGTGTTTTTCATTGAATACGATGGTGTGTCATCCATGACGGACGCATCCGGTGTGATTACTGCCATCACAAAGGCCACCGGCAAACGATTCTGGAAATTTGAAGTGCCTACCCGGTCAACAGCAAACGCCACCAGCAACCCCGTGGGCAGCACTGAAAACGGCACGCTGTTCTTTGAGCAGACGATCACTTTCCCGGTGAACAAGCGCGATGCCACCACCCGCAACATCGTTACGGAGCTGGCAAAAAACCGGGTGATCGCTGTTACCAAAGACAAAGACGGCAGCTACCGCATGTACTTCAAAGACTATGGCGGATACCTGGGACAGTCAACCGGACAGACCGGCGCAGCTGCAGGAGACGCCAACGGCTACGTGCTGAATTTTGAGGGGCAGGAAAAAAATGATTTCTATGTAGTGCAGGCCGATGTAGCCGCCGCCCTGGAAACAGCAGGATAACAGATAAAGGTGATGAAAGAAGCCCCGGCCGGTTAAACGCCGGGGTTTTTTAATTGTACGCAATATGATCCACTTACGCAAAGGACAGACGCAGACGGTGTATTTCACGGGCCGGGAGAAGGCCACGCTGAGCAATCCCCGCTTCCTATTTGTGTTCACTCACCGGGCGAGCGGTGAGGTGGTAAAAGTGAACGTTGCGAATACTTCCACATCTGACCGATACGATCAGTGCAGCATTGTTGTAAACAACTTATTCACAGATAAAACCGCCGGGCTGTGGACGTACATAGTAAGGGAGAAGGCAGACCAAAGCACAACGGAGACCGGCAATGTGGTGGAAACGGGTTACATGTTCCTGAAAGATGCCACTGATTTTGAGCCTGAGCAATACACAGAACAATCAAACGACTTCACAATTTATGCCGGACAATAACTACGATAATCTGATTACGATAAAGTTAGCCCGTGCTGAGCAGCCGAAGTTTGAAGAGCGAAAGGGAAAGGGCTACATTGAGTTCGGCGCAGATAACAAATACCCGGATTACCTGCTGGGCCTGTACAACGAAAGCCCGAAGCACGGCGCTATCATAAAGGGTAAGGTTAACTACATTTTTGGCAAGGGCTTCAAAGATGCACCGGCCGCCAACACACAGGGCGAAAGCTGGAACACCATCGTAAAGAAGTGCATCCTGGATGATGAGATTTTCGGCGGGTACTACCTGCAGATTGTCTGGAACAAGGCCCGGAAGGTTAAAGAGGTGTACCACATCCGGTACATCAACATCCGGACAAATAAAGATGAAAGCAGGTTTTGGGTAAAGAACGACTGGCAGGACGGAAAGGAAAAGCCCCGTGAGTACACCGCATTTACCGGCACATTTCAGGAGGGAGAGTACACACAGATACTTTTCGTAAAGCAGTACAACCCGCGCGGTGAGGTGTACCCGCTGCCTAATTATTTTCAGGGGCTGAACTATGTGGATGCTGATGTGCAGGTATCGCGGCACATCCTGGGTAACGCCAAAGACGGGTTCGTTGCCGGCACCATGATACAGCTGAACAACGGCGAGCCACCGACTGAGCAGAAAGGAGAGATTGAACGCCGGCTGAAAAAGAAATTTACCGGCAGCGAAGGCGACCGCGTGCTGATCATGTTTAATAGCAGCCGTGAGAACGGCGCTGAGGTTTCCACTTTGGGGCAGACGATGCTCACAAAGGAGGATTTCACCAACATCAACAACCTGATTCAACAGGAAATATTTGCAGCGCATCAGATCACTTCCCCGGCGCTGTTTGGCATCAAAACGGAGGGGCAGCTGGGTGGTCGTAACGAAATCCGGGATGCCTACGAGATATTCAATAACACCTATGTAAACGAGCGGCAGCAGGCGTTCAATGAGCTATTCGGTAAGCTGATACAGTTTACCGGCGTGCAGGGTGAATTTAAGATCGTACCGGTGGAACCGTTGGGCTTTGCCCTTCAGGATGATATGCTGCTTAAGGTGATGCCGCGGGAATATTTCCTGGATAAGCTGGGTGTTGATCAAAAATACTATGCCCTGCCGACTGTGGAGGGTACTGCACCGGCCTCCCCTGACCCGTCCGGCACGCCGGCTGCCCCGGTCAACAGCAACCTTGCCAGCATGACCGGCAGGCAGTTCCAGCAGTTAGAAAGGATCAAACGCAAATACGAGCGGGGAACGCTGACCAGGGAACAGGCCGCCATGATGCTGCGCAGTTCCTTTGGGCTGACTGACGAAGATATTGCCCTGTTCCTGGATGCCAACTCAGACGATCAGCAGTTTGCCACACAGGAGGAGTTAGACTTTGCCCTGTGTGCTGAGTTTGAACTGGAGGGCGAGCCGCGCGATCAGTATGAAATACTCAGCCGTAGGCCGGCCGCTGATGTGGAATATTTCGCAGAGCAAAAAGCGCTCACCACCCTTGAAAGCAATATCCTGAACCTAATCGGTAAAGACAAACGCATCACCCCGGAAGTGATCGCATCCACTTTGAACCGTAGCACATCGGAAGTGCAGGAGGTAATGACACGGCTTGAAAAGGACGGAGTAATTCAGGCAAAGATCACCCGTACCGGCACCGATGAAATTACAGAGCGCACCGCCGACCGGACAAAGATACCGGGGTACAAGCCTACCGTAACTGATATACAGCTGCGTTACCTGTACGATGGCCCGGAGGACAGCCGCAACCGCCCGTTCTGCGCAAAGATGATGGAGTTATCCCGTACCAAAGTTTGGAGCCGTGCAGATATAGAGCGCATCAGTGAGCGCCTGGGATACAGCGTATGGGATCGCAGGGGCGGCTGGTTTACGCAACCGGACGGTACTCCGCGCCCGTTCTGCAGGCATAAATGGTTAGCCATAACCGTAATCAAAAAGAAATGAGCGCAAACATTCTATTCATAAGCCCGTCACTCATCAAATCCCGGACAGGGGTAAGCGATGCAATAGATGACAAACAACTGAAGCCACAGATCAAAGTGGCACAGGATATGTTCATTCAGCCTGCGCTGGGATCAACGCTGTACATACGTTTGCAGCGTGGTGTGGAGAATAACAACCTCACCACCAACGAGAGCAGCCTGATAAACGAATACATCACCGATGCCCTGGTGTGGTATACCATGAGCCTGCTTCCGGCGGCGCTCAGTTATCAGCTGTTTAGCAAAGGCGTGCTGCAAAAGACCGCAGAGGAAAGTAACAACCCGTCCCGCGCCGATTTGGAGCTGTTGGCCAGGCAGTACAAAGACACGGCAGAGTTTTACAAGACCAGGCTGATCGGTTACCTGCGGGAAAATTACCTGCTGTTTGACGAGTACTTCAATACCGATACCGGGCTGGATGTGATATTTCCGGAGAAAAAAGCCTATACCTGCCCAATTTATCTGGGTGATGAATACAGGGAGGACAAAGACGGATTTGTGGGCAATATCTCATGGGTGAACCGGGATGCCAGCTTCACCGTTGAGGTTACTCCGGCCGTGGGCCTGTCAACCTTCACCGTGCCTGAGCTGCAGGGTGCCACCACTATCCGGGCGGTACGGGGCGGCCTTCGCAAGGGCATCACCAGCACAGCCACCGCAGATACACAATACCTGCAGGTGAACGGGACAACGGTAACGCTGCCCACGGGCGATCTGACAAACGGCGAACTATTCATATTTGAATACCGATGAAAAGAAGGTACAAGCAATCCATAATTGACAAAGTATTAAAGCGTGACCTACAACCAATTCATAACAGAGATCACAACGCTGCTGCAAAGCCACGCGATGATCAAAGAGGTGCGCAACATGGCACCGCAGGAGTGGCTGTTCAAAGACCGCAACCCTGAATACCCGATTGCGCTGTTTGATGTGCTGAGCGGTACGGCAGGCCGTGGCGGGGAGCAGGTTTGGCAAGTGCAGTTCTTTTTCCTGGATAAGTCCGGGGCTGAACAGGAGTTTGAGCAGGAGGTTATCAGCGATCAGTGGGCTATTGCGGAGGATATCATTTCACTCATCCGGCCGGGCAGCACGTTTGGCATTGATGATACCGTTACCATCACGGCCATATCGGATAAATATGAGGACTACCTCGCCGGCGCAACCATGACTTTGAATTTAACAACTTACCGCAGTACTACGGGCTGCGACATACCCACAGCATGAAAAGGATATTAACGATACTGATTTTATTTGTGTGCGGTACAGCTTCCGCGCAGGTGTACCAGCGGATGCCGCAGTACGGGTATCAGATGCCGAGGGCCATCATGGACAGCGTGCTGCAGCCGCCGAGCGATACGGTACGAAATAAGACTGGCGTGGTGCGTATCGGTTCGGTATTGTATGCCGGTAACGGCACCCAGTGGACTGCCGCCGGAGGCTTCGACACCACCGGCATCCGCTACCGCCCGACCGCAGGCGATGGCATCAGCATCACAGGCAGTTACCCTTCACAGACTATTGCGGCGAACCCGGACACACTGGTGGCAGGCTCCGGCATCACGCTGTCACCTTCCGGTACTAAAAAGGTGACGATTGCCACCAACACCGCAAACCTGGATTCCCTGTACGGCGGCAAGCTGGACAGTGTGGTTAAGCGCGGGGATACGCTGTGGGCCTTCGCTGCCGGCGACAGTACGCTGATCGGTACGGTGAGCGGGGGAGGGGGAGGAACGTTGCAGGAATTAATGACAGGAACAACCCGG